GCCATCGGGTGAACCGACAGGCTTGACCGTCATATGATAGGAGGAAACGCAACAATGACAAACCCGCTGAAAGGCGAGGTGTATTTTGAAGCACGCGGCGAAACCTTCACCTTTAAACTCGGCACCAATGCCCAGGCGTTGATTGAAGCGAAAACCAAACTGAGTTGGGGCAAGTTCATCAAAGCCAAGTTTGAAGACCTGGGCGCTGCAGATGCGCGGCTGATTTTTTGGGCTGGTCTATTCCGGCAACATCAGATGACGGAAGAGGATGTTGGCGACCTGATGGACGAATTGGGTCAGACGCGCGTGGCGGAAATATTCCTGGAAGCGTTTGAAGCGGCGATGGCGAAGGCGAATGGTGCCACTGATGCCCGCCCTACGCGGGCAGTGAAAGCACGGATTGGGATGAACTCCTAAAACGTTGGCTTATGCTGGGTTACGACCATGACACCTTTTGGGACCAGACCCCGCGCACGCTTTCACTGACCTGGCAAGCCGTGAATGAACTGCAAATCCAACAACACAATGAACGCGCGTGGCAGGCATGGCACACGGCTGGCCTAACGCGCGCCAGAAAGTTTCCGCAACTGCAAAGCTTGCTGGCGAAAAGTCAGACCCGGCAGCAGTCAATGGAAGACCAGATAGAGGGATTGAAGGCGTGGGTAATCGCAACGGGCGGCAAGGTCATTTATCAGCAACACTGAGGATGTGGCATGGCTGACGCAGTTGTTGGCGCACTTCGCGTCCTGTTGGGTCTGGACAGTGCAGCGTTTTCCAGTGGCCTGAAGGAAAGCGCCAGCCAGTTAGATAAATTTGGTGCGCAGTTTAGTAGCTTTGCCAAAAAACTGGCAATCGGCGCGGCTGCAACGAAGTTTGTTTACGACATCAAAGGCATGATTGATGCCGCTGACCAACTCGGCAAATCATCACAAAAATTCGGCGTTCCAGTTGAAAGTCTTTCGGCGCTGAAATATGCAGCCGATTTGGCTGACGTAAGCTTTGAAAGCTTAAGCAAAGGCCTGGGCAAGCTGTCCAAGGCGATGTTTGAAGGTGCTGTGAACCCTGGCGGGGATGTGGCCAAAGTATTCAAGGCCATCGGCGTTTCCGTCACTGATGCCAATGGCCAGGTCCGCAGCACAGAAGACACGTTCAAAGACATCGCAGCAAAATTTGCGAATATGGAAGACGGCGCGGCGAAGACCGCGTTGGCAATCAAAATATTTGGCAAGTCTGGTGCCGATCTGATCCCGTTGCTGAACCAGGGCCGCACCGGTATTCAGGCGATGACGGAAGAGGCCAAAAAACTTGGCATCATCATCAGCACTGAAACGGCAGCGAAAGCCGAACAATTTAACGACACGCTGAAGAAAATAAATGCTTCAGCGGACGCCACCAAGCTGGCATTTGCCCGCGACCTGCTGCCGGTATTGCAGCGCCTTGCTGATGAATGGCTGAGGATGGTTGCTGAAGGCGATAAGTCGCAGGGCATGTTTAAGAATGTTGCCGACACGGTTGAAACGGATTTGCGGGATTTCAAAGCGCTTGTCACCGTCATTGGCTTTGTTGGCGAAGCGTTCAAGGGCCTGTGGGAGATTGTATCAAGTGGCCTTGACCTGCAGAAAAAATTTGCCGCTGCAAAAGGTCTGACGGAAATCCCAGAAAAGTTGCGCCTGGCGCTGGCGGGCGTGAATGCCGAATTTGCAAACATGGGCAAGGCTGGCGGTTTTGATGCGCTTGAAAACCTACCATCACTGATGGACAAGGTTGCCCAGGGCACCACAAAAGTTAAGACGGAATTGCTTGCGTCAAAAAGTGCGCTTGACAGCTTTATTGAAAGCCAGGCCAAAGCAATTGCTGCGCGACAAGCGGAAGCTGCGGCCATTGGCCAGGGTCTGGGCGTTCAAGAGCGGCTGAAAATTTATTTTGAAGCCGAAGCCATCGCGCGTGAAAAAAATATCACGCTGACTGACACGCAAAAAATGAAGCTGAATGAATTGGCGGCAGCGGCTGAAAAGGCTGCGATTGATATTGCGGCGGCACAGCTAAAGCAGGATGCGCTTTCACCCTGGGACCAGTACCTGCAGAAATTGCGAGACATCAATACGGTGCTGCAGCAACATCCTGAACTGGCAAACCAAGCGGCGCAGGCTTCCATGAAAGCCGCAGCGACGATGGCGGAAAGTTACGGCACCGCGATGGCTGGCGCGATGGGTAATTTTGCCGATTTCTTCAACACCTTTGCCAAGGGCAACAAAGAAATGTTTTTGATTGGCAAGGCGTTCAGTATTTCTCAGGCCATCATCAACACCCTGGTTGGTGCCACCAAGGCACTGGCAACGCTGCCGCCGCCATTTGGTGAAATTGCAGCGGCTGGTGTGATTGCTGCAGGCATGGCGCAAGTCGCCAAAATCATTGCGCAGAAGCCGCCAACCGGAATGGCCCTTGGTGGTTCGATGCAGGTCAGCGGTGCTGGCGGTGTTGACAGTCAATTAGTGCCGATCATGGCAACGCCAGGCGAGCGCGTCACCGTTGACCAGAATAAATATGGCGACAACCACAGCGGCGGCAATGTCATCACCGTGCGCGGTCTTAATGCGAAAGACTACTTTAGGGGTGATGTGCTGCGTGACCTGGTTGATAATCTGAACACGGCCATTGGTGACGGCCTGAAAATAAAGATGGCGTGACCAAATGTCAGTCATCGTTAGTTCAAACCTGGTTCTGACTGCCGATGAAGCAGCCCTGAGCGCTGACCATCCAATCATTGGATGGCAGACCATCATCACGGCAAGCAACATCACGTTTCAAAGCACATCTGACGCAAATTACCCCGAAAGCAATCTGGCCAATCCAGCAACGCATTTGGCTTGGCGTGCTGCAGCGGCGTCTGGTGGCTACACCTACTTTTCAATCGCCACCGGCACGGCTGACCCGTTGGACTATGTTGCGATTGCGCGCCACAACCTGGGCACCATCGCCAGCAGCGTAACTGTTGGTTATTTTGACACATCCAGCCCACCTGCCTTTGTGGCGCTGACGCCAGAAACACTGCTGGCAGATGATGGACCTGCGCTGTTTCGCTTCACCGCGCAATCACTAGCCACAAATATAGCAGTCAGGTTGGGCGCATCCGCTGTGGCCCCGCAGATTGCGGTGATGTTTGCGGGAAAGCTGTTGGTGCTGCCGCGCAAGATTTATCAAGGGCTGGCACCGATCAACTATGCGCGCGTTGCCAAGGTCACGAATGGCCGCAGTGAAGCGGGTCAATTCCTGGGGCGGATCGTGATGCAGGAATTTGTGAAAAACACAATTCCGCTGTCACTGATTGGCCCAACTTATTTCCGTGACCACATCGCTGAATTTCTAGTGTCCAGCAAAACCAATCCATTTTTCTTTGCCTGGCGTCCCGGCACGTACCCGGCTGAAATCGGTTATTGCCACATGACGAATGACCCGCTGCCAGTGAACGAAGCGCCGCATGGGCTGGTAGCGATGAGCATGGAAATGACGGGCGTGGTTTAGTGTCGCAGAAAATTCTGCAGTTCATTGAAATTGATTTGGATTACTGCAGTCTGACTTATGGCGTTGCGCCATGTCAGGCATCGCTGACAAACTCGCCGCCAACCGGCACCATCAAGTGTTTCAACACACCAGTGACGTGCCAAGACCGGGCAAACTTCACCAACGTTCCGGTGACAATGCGCTTTGCCGTGCCCACCGACTACATCCCCGCCAATATCGAATGCATCCCCAGCATTAAAACAATTGATTTTGACCCAGCCGCCATATCGCTGGGCAAAGACCTGGGCACGCGCGCAACGCTGACAATCACATTTGATGACCACCGGCATTCAGACACTGGTGCTGGCTTTGACAAATACCTGGCTGACCGCACCTATGACCCATACAACCAGGGCACGTTTTGGGGAAAGTTTGCCGCGCGTCATCCATTCGTGCGCGGCAGAAATCTGCGTTGGATCACCGGGACCACGGACCAGGCGCTGGCCGATATGGAAACCCGGCATTTCATCATTGAAAGTATTTCAGGCCCAACCAACAACGGCGAATTCAAACTAATCGCCAAAGATTTGCTGAAACTGGCAGACGGTGACCGCGCCATGGCACCTGCTGTGAGTAACGGTTACCTGGTCAGCGACATCACGGCGGTGGCCACAACGCTAACGCTATCACCTGCGGGCATTGGGTCGGAATATCCCGGCAGCGGCTGGGTTGCGATTGGCGGCAGCGAAATTGTTTCTTTCACGCGCGGCGGTAGCCCGCCATCAGGCGACGTTCTGACCATCACGCGCGCCCAGCTTGGCACGGTCGCGAACACACATGCCGCGCAGGACCGCGTGCAACTTGTGCTGCGCTATGCAGCACAATCACCTGACATCATCATCAGTGATTTGCTGACCACCTATGCTGGCGTTGACCCCAGCTATATCCCGCTATCCGATTGGACCGCAGAGGTGCAGTCATATCTAAACCGGCTTTACACAGCGACCATCGCGCAGCCTACGTCAGTAAACACACTTATTTCTGAATTGATACAACAGGCCGGTCTGTCCATGTGGTGGGATGACCGCAACCAAAAAATTGGCCTGCTGGTTTTGCGCGGTCTGATTTACACCACCTATTTATTCAGTGAACAGAACATGGCGTTGGACACGCTTGACGTGTCTGACCAGCCGGATAAGCGCATTTCGCAGGTGCATACTTATTTTGGGCAAATCAATCCACTGACATCGCTGACTGACAAGGCCAATTATCGCAGCGCTTCAAACATCACAGATGACCAATCGGAAACCGATTATGGGTCTGCGATGATACAAGAGATTTTTTCCCGCTGGATACCGGCGCTGGGCCGATCAATTGCTGACCGCCTGGGCACAATTCTGATTGGCCGCTTTAAAGACCCGCCACGCAAACTAAAGTTTTCAGTGCTGCGCAACTCCATCCCTGAAGTGCAGTTGGCCCAGGGTTATCAGATGCAGGCCTGGCCGTTGCAGTTGGCCACTGGCGCAAACGAAACGGTCAACCTGCAGGTCACGCGACTGCGCGCAAACCCTGACTTCATTGAGGTGGAAAGCGAGGAAGTCTTATATACAGCGGCAACTGAAGACCTGGCCATTAGGCGCATCATTGTTGATGCCGACAATAAAAACATCAATCTGCGCAGCGCGCATGATGACATTTATCCGGCACCAGAAAGCGGCATCACGGTCATTCTGACCATCAATGCTGGCGTCAAAGTCGGGTCAACATCCACAACGGCATTTGCTGTTGACGTTGGCAGTTGGCCAGCAGGTGTCACCATCATTGTGCATGTGGCTGGGCGCATCCAGGGCCACGGCGGGCAGGGGTCGGGCATACAGGGCATCGGCACCGCTGGTGGCCCAGCGATCTATACGCGATACGCAATCAACCTGTCATGCCCTGGCCAGATTTGGTCAGGCGGCGGCGGTGGTGGCCTGGCCTCTTTCTCAGGTGGTGGCGCGTACTATTGGGGCGGCGGCGGTGGCGCTGGCTTTGACCCAGGGTTAGGCGGGCAAAATAGCGCGGATGCCGGTGGCGGCACTGGTTTTGCGGGCACCACGGAAGCTGGTGGCGCTGCCTTCGGATATTCCGGCCCTGGTCTAACTGGTCAGCCTGGGTCCATCGGTGGCACAGGGGGATTGGCCGCTGGCAGCGCAATTGACGGCATCAGCTTTTGCACCACCGGCAGCTTTGACGGCACCACGTTCACGCCTGGCGCGCTGACTGGTGACGTGCGCGGGCCTCAAATCAACTAAGGACAAATCACATGGCGACACTTGCCCGCTATCAGGCATTTGCGTTGGACGATGCCGGAAACGTTCTGACATTGCCCAGCGTGGAAGTGCGCGTGGAAAGCACAGGTCTGCTGGCAAATATTTTTTCCGATAGGGCGGGCGCAACACCACTGAGCAATCCGTTCACAGGTGGATCAGATGGCCTGGTTGCCTTTCATGTCGCCGGTGGTGCCTACAAAGTTACTGTCACCCAGGGCGTCACGTCGCGCGTCTTTCGTTATGTAGCCGTTGGCACTGGCGCAGAGATTGACAACATTTATTCCGGCGCACTTGCGCCTATAACGCCAGCAGCCAATGACGGCGCGCCGTTAGGGTCACCATCACTGCAGTGGTCGGATTTATTTCTGGCGAGCGGCGGCACCATTGTTTTCAACGCTGACATTTCGCTGACGCATTCCGCTGACCTGTTGGCATTCACTGGCGGGAATTATTCATTCGCAGGAAACGTCACCGTCACATCCGGTGCCATCCAGGGGCGCATGGACCCGCGCCTGTCATCCGCCGCATCAGGCGACGTGTCGCCAGATATTTCCGTGACTGATTATTATGTGCGCACTGCGCTTTCGGCAGCGTGCGCAATCAATGCCCCAACCGGCACGCCAGTTGCAGGCGACAAACTTATTTTCCGTTTCAAAGATAACGGCACAGCGCGCGCGCTGACCTGGAACGCAATTTTTCGCAACATCGGTGCCGTGGCCCCAACCACAACAGTGATTGGGAAAACCACCTACGTTGGTGCGGTCTATAACGCCACTGACACCAAATGGGACGTGCTAGCGGTGAACACTGAAGCATGATTGTTCTGCCGCAAATTCCAAAATCACAGTGGTCACCGTCGCAGCCTGGTCCGCTGACGCGCTTTCGTCTTACTGCGCGCCTGAGCGACGGCTACATAAAATGGCGCGGCTGGTTCGATGACCGTGGCGATGCTGATGCATTTCTTTTTGCGCTGTTCAGCGGTTCGCTGATTTATGAACGCGAGTTATGGCGGCTGCCAACGCCAGGCTGGCGTCCTGACCTGGGCGATGGTTTGACCTATGAGTTTGCAACCGTCACCTACATCACCAACACAGCCACCACCACGTACACGGTCCCCAGCGATTGGGAAAACAGTTTCAACAACATTGATTGCATCGGTGGCGGTGGCGGTGGTGCTGGTGGCACCGGGTCTGTTGGCGGCGGCGGCGGCGGCGGTGGCGGCGGTTTTTCCAGAATAAATAACCTTGCGCTAACGCCTGGTGGCGTCCTGGCCATCAACATCGGCACAGGTGGCGCTGGCGGCAACAGCAGCGGCGGTTCGGGCGGCACTGGTGGCAACACCTATTTCAACGGCGCAAACCTTGCCGGGTCATCGGTAGGCGCACAGGGCGGTGCGGGTGGTCTTTCCAGCACCGGCACGAATGCAGCCGGTGGCGCTTCTGGCAGCGGCATTGGGACCACAAAAAATTCAGGCGGTGCGGGTGGCCAGCGCGGCGGTCAGGCCGGTGCCGGTGGCGGTGGCGGTGCCAGCGCGCTTGGCAACGGCGGTGCTGGCGGTAATGGCGTCAACGCTGGCGGCGGCGGTGGCGGCAACGGCGGTGGGTCCGCAGGTGCTAACGGCGCGGCTGGCGCACAAGGCGGCGCTGGCGGCAATAACGCTGGCGGCACCGGTAGTGGCGCAGGCGGCAGTGGCGGTGGCATCAGCGGTTCACCAGGCACGAATGGCGGCGGTGGTGGTGGTGGTGGTTGGGACAATTCCACATCATCAAACGGCGGCGCAGGTGGCGCTGGCACCGAGTACGACGCCACACACGGTTCCGGTGGTGGTGGCGGCGGGGCGAGTTTTCCAGGCAGCGGCGCAGCGGCGGGCAACTACGGCGGCGCAGGCGGCGGCGGTGGCGCATTCACAACTGCTGGCGCAGGCGGCAACGGCGCGCAGGGAATTCTGATTGTCAGCTACAGCCCAAAGGGTGGCTGGTGGATGGTTTGGAATTGATGGATGGCACAATATTCTTTTGAGCATGTAAAAGACGACTATACAAAACTGTGGTCAAAGATGACCGTGGTGAAAGTCGCTGCTGCCAATCAGCAAGCGCAGCAAATCATCAAAAATAAAAAGCGTTACAAAAACATTGAAGGCACCACCACGGTGCCTTGGTTTGTTGTCGGCTGCCTGCACATGCGCGAAAGCAACGGCGACTTTAATACCTGGATGCACAACGGCGACCCGATGCGCGACAAAAAGGGGAAGCCGGTTAAGACCGTACACGTGCCAAAAAATCGGCCTATCAATCCCAACTGCACCTTTGAAGAGGGTGCCTATGACGCGCTGGTGACGATTGAACACCTGGACCAAATCAAAGATTGGGGACCGGAGCGCTGCGCCTATGCGATGGAAAAGTTTAATGGCTTTGGCTATCGCAACCCAACGCGCGACATCCCGTCACCGTATTTGTGGGGCGGCACATCGGTTCAACAGCCAGGAAAGTTTATCAGTGACGGTCACTATGATGCGCACACAATAGACCCACAGATTGGCGGCATGGCTGTTCTGAAACAATTGATGGCGCTGGACCCAGAGGCCTGTTTTGAAGTTGTTGAAGCACCGCCACCCCCACCGCCGCCGCCACCACCAAAAAATGTGCCGCCGCCGCTGTCACCGCGCGCTGACGACACCACCAGCGGTGGCCTGACCAATCCAGCAAGCCAATCAAGGACTGTGGTGGGTGCCGTGTTGACGTGGGTGGCTTCCGCTGGCACGTCGCTGTTTTCTATTTTTCAGTACCTAAGCAACCCATATGCGCTGGCAGCTTTTGTCTTTGTCATTCTTATTGCCTCTGTTGGATTGTATTTGACGCTGACCGGTCGCCTGCAATTGACCAAGCTGGTTGAACACTTGGCAGAGGATGATTGAACCATGTGGCACCTAATCAATAGCGTGTGGGGCTGGCTAACGATTGGTGGCATCGGGCTGATAGCCCTGGGTGCCGTTGCTTATTTTCTTCCACCGTTCCGAAAGCTGTGCATTGAAATCGGCATTCTGCTGATTTCTGTCATGGGCATTTATGCAAAAGGTGTGCGCGATGCTGAGAAAAGAGATAGAGCAAAACGTGATGCCGCAGTTGAAAAAAACAAAAAAGAATTTGACCGCATCGACAATAGGCCTGATGACCCTGGCACTGTTGACAAGCGGTTGCGCGACGGCAACTTTTGATAAGCGCGGTTGCCCGATAGAAAAGACATACACCCGCGCGCAGCAAGCGCAATTGTCGCAGGAATTAAAGACGGCTGGGCCAAGTATAAAGGCCGCTATGGCGGACTATCTGAAGCTGCGCGACAAGGCGCGTGCATGCAGAGGCGCAAGCGTTCCGCGATGACGGTCAACCAGGTTGTCAAAAGCGGCAGGCTGTTTGAATGGATGACATCGCTGATGATGCTTGGCATGGCGGTTGTCATCGCGATAAATCCGCAGACCGTTAAGGCTGGCGGATTTTATTTGATGGCCCGCATTGGTCTGACCGCGCCAGTGCTGGCTGTGCTTTTCACATTCGTGGGCTGCCTTCGGGTGGCGGCGCTTATTGCGAATGGTGTCTATCCGGTTTGGGGACCGCGCGCGCGCGCCGCTTCTGCGCTGTTCAGCGCTGCGCTGTGGTCGCAAATGATGCTGGCGCTGGTGGCGTGGTCAGCGCAGCAAAATTATTTATCAATCGGTGTGCCGGTTTATTTATTTCTGACCTTTGGTGAGTTGGTTTCATGCTACCGTGCCGCCACCGATGCCAGACCCAATAACCATACCTAACCTGGGGCCTTTCGTTTTGGTTCAGGCGGCGCTGGCGGCTGTCATCGTTGCCAGCGCATTTGTCGCGATGATGCGTGGCGGCAAAAACAAGCGTGAAGAAGAGGAACCGCACATCCGTCAGGCGCAAATGTATTTTGACGGGCCGCTGGTGTCAGCGCTGCGTCTGCTGGAAAACATTGACCGCACCAGTAAAGAAATCCTGGAAGAAGCTAGGCGCGGCAATCGCGACACGCTGACGCGCACCGAACGCATCCAGGAAGTGCTGCGGGACATTCGTGGCAACATGATCCGAGAAAGTAAGCGGTCCTACTAATTTGCCACTCTTTCACGCGGCGTGTGCGCTAGCGTTTCCATCCAACTGAAAACAGGGGACCAGCATGAAAGCGGCGGTTGTGATTGCGTTGGCGCTTGTGGTCATGAGTGGTGCTGCTTTCGCGCGGCATCGTCATCAGGTCCAAGACGCAAATGGAAATCCTGGAATGGTCACGGTGCAAACCGCAGCGGGCATTCCAATCACAGTGTCCAGTTCATTCGCGCCCAAAGTCACAGCATTCATTGCTGACCTGGTGGCGAGTGGCTACACACCAAAATCAATCCGGTGCTACGCGCGCGGCGGTCACGTGCATGGGTCCAGACACTACAGCGGCAACGCATGCGACATTGACCAGCATAGGCGCAACGGCACAGCCCGCGCGATGTACCACGCTACGGCGATGGCAACCGCGCATGGCCTGCGCGACGGGTGCAGCTTCAGGGACTGTGGCCACGTAGATGATGGCCAGCCGCTGATGCGTCGGCGGCACTACGATGCACCCGGCACCACCTTGGTTGCGAGCGCGCGCAGCAGGCACCACCGCAGGGCGGGGACAGCGCAGGCATCTATGCCCGCTGACAGGTTGACCCAATTTTATTGACGGTCTGGCAGGCTGCTGCCCTGGCAGCCACGGCCATCATCGGGGCCACGCTGCTGATGCTGCTGCCCTGGTGGCTGATTGGATTTTTGGGCTGATTGGACAGCCGCGCCCCTGGCCTGGGGCGCGGCTTTCGTTTGTGTGGTGTCAGCCCTTGGCTTTGCGCTTTGGCGTGACCTTCAGATAGTCAATCGCGGCTTTGCCGGTCAGTGGCATTTTGTGCTTATCCGCTTCCACCTGGCTGGCGCGTTTTGCCTTCAACTTGTCCACCAGTTGCGCGTCAGCCTTTTCCTGCATTTCCCTGGCAGCCTTGCGGATGCCGTCAGGGTTGCGCCGATCTAGGAACGCAGGCAGGTCCAGGTCACTGATGTGGTCAGTTTCCACACCTGGTGACGCCACCTTACCAAGCTGGTCATCCACCGCCTGTGCCACGCCTGCGATGGCTTCCACCTGGTTTGGCGTCATCTGCCCTGGTGGTGCAGTCATCCGCGCCACTGCTGTTTGCTTCAGCAGCCTGCGCTTGCGTTGTTCCAGTTTCTGGATGGCATTGACGGCCCGCACCAGGCGAGTGTTCCATCGCCGCAAATCACCTTCCAGTTTTGTCAGTTCCAGTGTAATGTTGCGCTTCACCGTTTGAACTCCGTTCTGTTGGCCCCACCTTGGCTAGTCCCCCAGGTGGGGCTTTTGTTTCAATCAACGGCAACAGCTTAGCAAACGGGTTTCCTGATTTTTGCGTTTCGCTGGTTTTGCGTTTCAAAAGTCACTGCGCCGCAATCACAAATTTTTAAATTTGCAAAACTTGACACCGATGGCGCAGGCACAACTGAAACGTTTTCGGAAAAATAATTTGCGGAAGTCATTGCGGCACAGGCTTTGAATTTCAGAAAAATTATTTTTCGGGCATGGTCTTCACCGCGCATTCCAAACAAATCTTTTTTGGCTTGCGTGGCGCGTGCCAGCGATAGCGCACCTTTACACCGCAGTGTGAGCAAAAACCAAACAGGTCATCATCAAAATGTGATGGCGTGCTGGCTGGCACGCACACCACGAAGTCAACCTGTTCAGCTTCAGCGTCACTGATGACTTTGATTTTGTCCAAAATGTCTTTGATATTTTTGGTCATCGCAATTTTTCTTCGCGCATTAAGTCAGGCCAGCGAGCAATGCGCCGTAGATAGGCACACGCAGTGCGGTCTGGCCGATACCGGCCACAATCCCAATCGCGCACGGTGCCAACCGCAATTCCATAGGTGTCAGCAAATTGTTTGGCTGTCATGCCTAGACTATCGCGCAAGGCGCGCGGGTTCGGGTGTTGCTCAGTGCGCCTTACAATTTCGATGCGGCGACTGCTAGCGTGACGTTTCAATGTGCCCTGCCACGCATTACCCAAAAAGCTTCCAGCGTGCGCTTAATCCTGGGGTCAGCGTCTGCTTTTGCTTGCTCCACGTTTGTCAGCGGGCGCAATGAAAGCGTTTCAGTGAAGGCAGCAAGGCCACCGCACTCAATGCAGATCGTAAAGTCATTTGGTTTTGGTTTTGGTGTATGCCTTGCGTGCTTGTCAACCACACCGCTGGCAGCATCCATTGCCGTTTTGCAATGGGGGCACACTACCGCTGCATCCTGAGCCGCAGCTAATTTTAGCGCCCCGGCTTTCATTTTTGCCATTCCTTATTTTTCGTTGCGGTCTATCTGCTGCATAACGCCAGCCATGATTTCTCTGCGGGTCCGCACGCGCGTGGTCCAATCGTCAGGGCTGACCGGCTGACCCTTCATCACATCGGCAACGCCACGCAGGTGTTTGATTGCGTCCACCAGGGTGTCAACATCATCGGTGCGATAGTCAATCTGCAGCGCAACCGTCAAATAGGATATGCGATCAGTCATGATTTGCCACCGCTATAAACTTTAAAGGTGATGCCGCGCACCACGTTCACCATGTGCGCGTGCTGGCGTTCCGCTTCCTCCCAGGTGGCCGCGCGCGTGCAATCACCGTCATGCTCGCCGCCAAAAACCATTGTTTCAAACAACAGCACGCGGCCAGAAAAGCCGTGATCCAAGCCAAGGAAAACGGTGCTAACTGTGGCATCGCCAACTTTCGTTTTGGCAACGGTGCGGTCAGCGGTTTTAAACCAGCCTGCCCATTCCACAGCATCGTTGACCGCCACTGGCGTTTTGCCCCGCAATATCCAAAACGGGCGCATTGGACATTCCGTCAGAAAAATGATTGCACGTCGCGATACATGCCAAGCCAGACCACAAACCCGACAGCAATTAAAATAAATGCCCACCGCATGGCTTCAGTCATCCTGTGTGCCCCGTCACTGTTAGCCCCGTTCGCAGCGCAAAGCCGATGGTGGCAGAAACACCCCGGCACATTTCCGCATGGTGACGCGCACCTGCCATGGCGGGGCCATCACCAGCATTGTTGAAGCGTTGCGCGCATTCCACGAAGTGGGTGGCGCGATATAGCATCTGCTGCGCAATCCATTTGGCGGTTTCCACGTCCATTGTCATGGTGAGCGTTCCGTCAGGATTGTGCGTTGCTTTAACTTCAATCATGGCTGGCTGCTTTCAACACAGTGCCGCCACCAGGGGAGTGTGGGCAACATGATGCCTGGTGGCGGCTTTGTGTCCCCACTGCCAGGTACATGCCACAACCCTGCCAGCGGCGGACCAGCGCGTGACGTGTTTGCCAGGGGGTTAGGGTGACAGAACCGCACGCACGCTTGCATCATACACGCAGCGTTAAATGGCAGGTGGTGTGATGGGAGGACCACAAACAAAAAATCATCCTCCGGTTTTTGCAGCGAACACCAATGGGATGCCGACACGTTCCAACATGCGCACAATTTCACCAACCGTTTCGTCACCGTCACCGTTGGCCATCGCGCGAAAAAAACAACCAGGGTGCGCGCGGTCAAAATTCCGCAACTGTTCCAGGAACGGTTCCAGCGTTTCATCCGGCAAGTTTGCCTGCAGCGTCAGTTTCACGGTCATGCGGCATGCCTGTTTGCAATTTTCAGGAATTCGTCTTCGGCCATTTCAAGCATCATTTTCTGCGCCAGCAGGTGGTCAGCCAGCGGCAAGTCACCGGCACGGCAATGACCGCACAGCCGATGCGCAACCGCGTCACCGTCCAGCACGTCAATGTTTGCCACCAGGTTGCCACGGTCGCGAATGCGGTAGCGCCGTTTGGACTGCCCGCCTTCCACGATGAACCATTTATTTTTCTTAAAGCTGGCGCGCTGTTCACCGGTTAGGTGAGACAGCAGCAGGCGTTCAGCGCGCCGTCTGGCTTTGTCGGTGTGGCGCTTCAGTTCCCAGCGTTGGGCCGCTTCCTGCAACGGCACATGATAGACAGGGCGCTGCTGCCTGCTAACGCGAACCGTCACCGGCAGCGCAATCCAGCGCTGGCCGTCATCGTACCAAACAACGCTGCCAGTTGGGTCACCTGTGCCGCCATAAAAACACCAGGTGGCGGTGCCGGTGCTGGTGCTGGTGGCACCGTTGGTGCAGTTATCCAGCCAACAATCGGTCCACACCGTGGAAGTTGTGGTGTAGGTTGGTGACACGGCGTTGGTGACGTACCAGGTGGGCATCAGCCGGTTGCTTCAAATAGTATGTCTTCCATCCTGCGCGCTGCCGTCCGTGCCAACAGGATGACTTCCCGCAATTCCTCCGCGCGGATAGTGACCAGGCTGTTGCCAGCGCCGTCCGTCAGCTTTTCTTTGTCTTCGCGAAAAGTGTATTTCCGTTTTTTCCGTGGCCGTCCCATTTTGCCTTCCTCCGTTACTGGATGCGCCCAATTTCAAGGTCACGAATTTCAGGGTGCTGCCGTTTAATCTCCGCTATTGTTTCGCGGATTTGTTTTTCAATCTGCGCAGACACAACCGCGCGTTCTATTTCGCCAAACTGCTTCATCAGCCCTGGTATTAAAATATCTACAAGCATTCCACGAAGGGAAAAGCCAACCATGAAAACGTTGATACCGAAAAGCACAACTTTTTCATCCGCGAAAGTGATAAGCGCAGCAGCCGAACACATGGACACTACGACACCATTTAAAAGAACGGTGCCCCAGCGACTGGACAGAATAAAATCTGTCAGTTTATTTTTCGGCGGCTTGCCGTCCATGTCAGCCACCCTGTAGCTGTGGCACCAGCATGATTTCTTCAGCGCGCGGGTCAAAGCTGTCTAGGCGGCTGCCGCGTTCGCCGCGACGGCCAACAGTGAAGGCGCGGTAGCCCTTTTCCCGCATTTCATCAAACACAGCGCGGGCAGTGCGCACTTCGTCAGGGTTGTCAGCATCCCAACTGATTGATGTGTGCCCGCTGCGGTCTAGCGTGTTCATCGTGCCGTGCATGCTCGCTTCCTCCTATAGCCACACTTCCACAATTTTTGGGTCATCACCGTCCATCCGTGGAATGACGGTAAACCCCCGCGCCCGCAACTCGCCGCGCAACTGGTCCAGTGATTTGGATGTCAGGGTTTTGCCACAACAGATGGTCTGGCCGCTGCCAACCATCCAAAGCCGCGCAATGAATTCATCTGGAAAATCTTTCGGGTGATCGTAAACCACCCACATGGTCAACAGGTCACTTTTCGCCATCGTGCGGGGCATGGGAACCGTTCACCAAATTTTGCAGTGGCACCACCATGTCACCACAGATGTGGGCGTGAGGTGTGCGCTTAATAGCGCAACCAAACGGGACAGCGGTGTTGCGTGTGATTGGACAGATGGCGTTGTCAGGGATAGTGTTTTTGTCCCTATGCGTAGCGATGCCAGCGCGTAAGGTTTTGCGCCGCAAGCGCAAGCGCGACGAAAAGGAATTTTACGATTGGGGATGAACCACATGCTAAGCCGCCGCGCATTCTGGTTGTTGCTGCTATCACCGCCCGTCTTCGTATTCACTGCCGTTGGCCTTATGCTGTATGTGACCCAATCAGCCAACATCCCCGTCTGGCTTTTCTGACTTGATTTGTGCCGGGCTGGGAGTGACCAGCGCGCGGCCTTTATCGGTCAGTCGCACGCCATTGCCGCTGTCAACGACATAGCGGCCCTTGATTAACGCGCGCAGCAACATATGCTGCCCACTGTTGAACCAGGCGGCGTTGGGCGCTTCCAAACCTCTCTCTTCTCTTTTTCTCAATGTTTGAAGTAGGCGCATTTTTTTGATGAGCGGGCTGGACCTTCTACGATGACGTTTTGCCATTAGGCTTTGCTTTACGCTTGCGTTGCGATTTCTTTTTGCCCTGCTTCAGCATCCAATCAGCCTGCTTTTCAATTTCGTCATGCCAATCCAAGTCACGCGCTTTAGCAAAGCCAACAACGAGGCTTCCGTTTTTGTCCAGACGATCACGGCGCACGTACCCCAGCGCCGCTGTGACTGCAGACACTGTTGAATTTTGCGGGCGGCGCGTTCCGCCTTCAAACCAATTGGTCAAGGTTGTTGACGCCACACCGCTGATTTCATGAACGCGGTTGTTGTTTAGGTGTTCATCCTGAACAACAGTTTTGACTGCATCAATGATTGGGTCTTTGTCGATAAACCGATAGCTGCGGTAAACCAGAAAACGTGCCAAGGCATTTCCCTCCGCGTTTGACTACTTAGAGCGATGGCGCAGGCGGTCTTTCATCTTTTTAGTCAGTGTCCATGACTTGCTGTCAGCGGCCTTTTTTATCAAACCGTTTTTGTAAAGTTCATTTAAGGCTGACGATGTTGAACCTGGCCTGCGCCCATTTTCTTCAAAGGCCACACGCAGTTCAGAAGTGGGCATGTCGTTTTTAGAAATCAGTTGGGTGATGAAGTCGGTTGCTTTCATCGCATGCTTTTTGCGCGGTTCAGCCACGCCATTTGTTTTTTTGTTGGTCGGCTCACCCAGGTCCAGAGCCACCTTGGCAACGCCTTGCATGTTGTGCAGTTGGCGCATCACCTTGCCAACGGCGAGTTCTTCCACTTCAAGCGCTATCGGAAATAGTTTCGGCATTCACTCCCCCGTTTCGCGTTTAACGTTGCGTTTATGTGGACGTTCCTGCGCACGACAAAAAAAATGGTCCTACGGATGTACCGATAGGGCTGCGATGTGCACACATTTGAATGCGTTGAAAAAAATCGGCTTACTACCAACAGTCACTCCACCAAGAGTTGGGCGCGGAGAATTGTTCGAGCGATTTTATTCGGCTTTTACGCCTATGTCATTTTGTATAAACGATGCGTGTAAGCAGCGTCAACTGGGGGTGGTGGCAGGGGCCTAAAGTATCAAGATTTCTAGTCTGTGGTCTTTGGTGTTGCGATGCCCAATAAACGTCGCGTGAACCATAAACGGACCAACCATAAACGGACTTTCGGGCGGGTTATCGCTTCGCTGCGCCTGCAGGTCGGGCTGACACAAGAGGAATTGGCAGACCGGGCAGCGGTTCATGCCACCTACATCAGCCAGATTGAGCGCGGCTTAAAATCGCCAACGCTAGCCACCATAACCAAGCTGGCTGCTGCGTTGGGCACCACACCCAGCGCCATTATGCGCAAGGTGGAAAGGCTGAACCGATAGCTGCGGCCTTCAGGTCGGCGCGGATGTCGCTGGCCATTTGTTCAAGAAAGTCTGGAAGCGCGGCTGCCGCAGCAGGGTCATTGGTCTGGCACGAAAAACCATGTCCACGATTGCCACCCACAACAATAATGGCCACCAGTGTTGCGTCAGCTTTTTCGCGGACCTGGGTGCATAAATCGTCATACCTGCCTGGACCAGCCGCCATGATCGCTCCGTTTCTCAATCCAATTTGCTGATTGCCGCTTTGCCTGTGACTTTAGTGGCCACCAGGTAATCCAGAAACCGGACCACCGGCCAGGGCACCTTGCGGGTGCCGTCCAGCCAGCGACGGACTGACCTGGTGGTGACCCCTAGCAATTCGGCGGCATCCTCCAAAGACAGGCCAAGGCGCTTCAGCAGCGCTTTGAATTCGTCCGGCTTCATAGGTGACAGCATTGGTGGTGTTATCGCTTTACCTGCTGTTGTTTTGCTAAGCCGCGCAACTCCGCTTTTTTGGCTTCCGCCTCTTCCTCCGCAACTAGCATATAGCCGTGTTGTGCCATGCAGCCTTTTGCAACGGAAAGCATTTGGTTGTTGCGTTCAATGCCAGCATAAAGGCAATCCACGGTGCCCCGGCAAAGATTGACGCCAGCCATGTTTGCTTTTTGCGTGTCACCCTCACAAATCGTTTTATCGATTTCAAACTGTTGTGCGAGCACCGGATTGCCCGCAATTGATTGACCGTCAAGCCGGATGAACACCGGCTTTGGTTGTGCCGCGCATCCGGCGAGCAAGACGGCCAGCGCCATCGTAATTCCCCGTTTCATTCCACCCCCCATTGATGAAAGTAAGGTGGTGCAGACTAAGACCGATGGTCAGAAAAGGAAACCCCCGGTTTTATGCGGCTTGCCGCCACCGCCCCAGGCACACCACCTTATATTGCTGTACCGCCAACAACGGCTTCGCCTTGTTGGCGTTATCGCAATATGAAACGCCAGCTTCTTCAAGCATCTGCGCTGATGTTCGCTTTGGTGGTGACAGGTTGGCATCCAGCGCGCCACCAACGCGAGCATAGGGCGTGACTTCATACGGCATGCGTTTGGGTGTGCGGTGGACCACGATGCTGTCAAACAGCATGCGGAAGGCTGCGGAAGCTTCTGGCGTGGCAACGGTGCCGGTCATGGACCGCAGCAATTGGACAAGCTTTTGCCGATAGGCTTTCACAGCAGTGGGGTGCAGCTTAATCACCGCGCTTTCCGCATGTAGCAAGCGCACCCGTTCAGCCAGGCCTGCGCGGTCAGCTTCAAGCTGGTCCAGCTTGTCGGTCAGTTGTTTCACTGGCGTGTCCATCGTGGCAATCGCATTCACCACACGGTCAATCTGCGCGCTGACATGGGTTAGCCTCTTTTCGGTTTCGCGCAACTCGCTGTCATCCGGCTTCCGTTTTTCAATTTGGGACATGAAGCCTTTTTCAAACCTGGCAAGCCTTTCGGGGTCTGCCAGCATGGCATGCAGGCCTGAAATGACGGTTTGCTCTAGTTGGGCTAAATTAAAACTGCGCGTGTTCTGGCAAGTGTTGTTTGCGGCAGCCGCTGAACATTTCACACGCGGCCCGGCATCATCGCGTCCACTAAGATGCATTAACCCGCCGCAGCTTTCGCATCGCAACAGCCCGGTCAACATCGTCTGCGTGCGTGCAACCACCTTCCGTTCATGCGCCTTGGTGGGCGCGGAACGCTGGTCACGAATTTTCTGGGCAGCATCCCATAGCGGCTGGTCAATGATGCGCAGGTGCGGCACCGCCGTCCTGATAACATTGGCTTCAGGGCCACGTTTGGCAATGTGCTTGCCGGTTTCAGGGTCTTTGCTGACGCGCTGCGTGTTCCAGACAAGCTGGCCAATATAAAGCTGGTTGCCGATGATGCCGCGTTTGATGCCATTCGCTTTGTTGACGATTGTTTGCATGTTCCAAACGCTGGTGCCGTTTGGTGATGCGATTTTGTCGCGCGTCAGGTCAGCAGCTATGGCGCGCGGTGACACCCCCGCTGCAAACTCTTTGAAAATTCTGCGCACAGTGTTTGCCTGGTCAGGGTCTATTTCGCGTTCACCAGGTTTCCCGGCAACCAGACGATAGCCAAAGGCGAGCGAACCAGGAATTTTTCCATCGCGCGCAACACCGTCAATGCCGCGCCTGACTTTGTTGCCCAGGTCTTTGAGAAATAAAGAACTGACAATGCTGCGCACACCAACATGAATTTCAGTGGCCAGCCCTTCGTTCAGGGTTAGAATGTCAATGTCCCAAAAAGTCAGGCGTTTAAAAATTCCGGCCATGTCTTCCTGGTCGCGTGACAGCCGGTCAAGCGCTTCAACAACAACCACATCAAATTGCTTTGCCTTGGCTGCGTTCATCAATTCGCGCAGGCCGTCGCGTTCAAACATGCTTGCGCCAGATTTGGCGCGGTCAACAAAGCTGGCAACAACTTTTAGATTTTCACGTTTCGCCACGCTTTGGCATGCGTGCAGTTGATCGTCTATGGACCGATCTTTTTGCAGGTCGCTGGAAAATCGGGCGTACAGTGCTGCGCGTTTCATCATTGGTCATTTCTTTTGCAAGCTTGTCCGCAAGTGCGCGGCCAAGGGCCTCTGCCAATTCCCCCAAAGCATCCCCGTGACTTGGATGCTCCAAACTGCGCGGGTTAGCTGGGCTGACTTTCCGAATTAGCCCGCACCGTTTGTGTTCGCTCTTGCTCATAATACCATGGACCAATGGTCAACAGCAATCCCCCGGTTAATGACCAGTTAACGGGGTTTTCAGCGCTGGTTGTATTGTCGGCACAACCAGCAAAGCCGACTAGTCATCACCCTGACCAGCGCGGGGTGGGTACGTTCCGGCAACCCATCAGCGGGCTGGTTCTCCGTGCCACCAGCAAGGGTCTGCTGTGGTTATCCGCTCTCAGTCACCACAGCCAGCGAGCGTGTCCAGGTTCCTGCGTATGCAGCCTGTTGCGGCGCTTAGGTTTGAAAGTGGCGGCAGCGGTCTTGGTCATACCTCAAAACCAAGCAGGGACTATTCCCGCCGCTGCCGCGCACCCTCAGCCGGTTGGCCTTCAGTCGGTTCCCTCCGGTCACCGGCTAATTCAAACAACGGACCAGGCGGCTGCGGGCACAGTCTGGCCAAAGCCGCCTTGCGCGCCTTGCGCGATTTCACCCGCGCGCGGTCAATGACCATCAGCCTGGACGGGTCCAGGTCATGCGCCTTGGCAAATTCCTGGACGTATTCGCACTTCAGACCAATACCGGCCAGCGTGTTGTTCAGCGCGCGGTTCAGGCCCGCCGCGTGATTGCGGCCAGCACAGATGCATTTGCAAAATGCTTTGCCGCGCGTGTGCGGATGCAATTCGCTGGGCGGCTTCGCGTTGTAGCAATTGGCGTTGCAAACGCCAACGCATTTGCCTTTGTCGGTATAGACGGAAAGCAACGCAGTCACTGTGCTTCCTTTTCGTGTTGCTCCGCCTTCACTGCCGCGCACAACTCCATCAGTGTGGCGGTGTATTCTTTTTTGGTTTCCATGCTGCGTTCATAGGCTGTGTTCGCCGCAGACCTGGCCAGCCGTCGCGCAATTTCAGCAATCACCTGGTCAGTCATGTCACAACCACACCTGTTAGCGCCGGTTTGATGTCGGCATAATCCATTCCGATGCGGTCAGCCATTTTCAAATAGGTCAGGTCCAGTGCGCGCAGTGCTGCCTCTTTGCAGTCTGTCTTCTGCACCACGCATTCAATCAACAGCATGACGGCAATGACCATCACATCATCCACGTGGTGGCCAGCGAACACCCAGCGGGCCTGGTCCAGCAGGCAAACTTCCTGGTCAGTTTCATTCTGAGCGTGGGCCATTTAGTCACCCGATGCCGCGAATTCGTCGGCAAACAGCGCGTCAATTTCTTCCTGGTCGCGCGGGTCCAGGTGTAGCGACGGCAAAATCTCTTCACGCGCTACCCGGCGCATATCGTTCCAAAAAAGTTCACGCTGCGTTTGGGACATTGCATTGCGTGACATGGAATGTGCGACCAGCACTTTGCGCTTGTCATTCAGCGCCACCATGTCAAAGCGGCCAGTTTGCACCATCAGCCGTGCTTTCATGGTTTCGGTCGGCACGTCAGACAGCTTGGCTAGTTTGCTGATGGCCGCAAAAATCTTGCCGTTGAATTTGGTGTTCATCGGCTGCTGCAATTCCACGTCCACCACTGACCCGATTTTCATTTTGGCCAGCATCGCGCGTGCCGCGTCGTCGTGGGGCAGTAGGCCGTTTTTAATGACAGAAAATTGCGTCATGTCTTCCACGCCTCTTTGCTGTCGGGCGTTGGTTTGGTCATGAAGTCGTGCGCCCAATCCTGGACGTAATCGCACTGCGTACACACCCAGCCGGTTAGCGTGGCGTGCAGCGCACCGCCGTCATTCGGGCACGTGAATTCGTGGACGTAGCCAAACTTCTGCCAGCGGTTCAGCGCCTGCACCTGGTCTTCTGTCCAGGGCGCTTTGATTTTTGCCATTTAAGCCTCCGCGTCATCCGGCATCAGGGTCAGCTTGTGCTTGTTAATCGCGTGCATCAGCCGCGTGTGCATGTCTGGCTTTGCCTTGTCCATTTCGGCCAGCGCGTCTTTGTTCAGGTCACGCCACTTGTCCACTTGGCTTATGTCACTGCAGCCGCGTATCACTTCCATCAGCATCTGACCGAACGCCTGCCAGTTATTATTTTCCGGCATCGGCAATGTCATTGGGTCACCTGCGCTGGGCGGCACATCTGGCACTGGCGCGATTGTCGGCGGTGTTTTCTGTTCGGGCGCTGATGCCGTCACTTCGTCAAGGGTCTGCCCAGCCATTTCATCGTCGGTGTAAGACGGTGCCTCTTCTGGAAACGCTGCGCGCAGCGCTGCGGCCTTCGTCACCTTGGTCAGCATTCCGATTGGACGTTTTTGCCACATGGCGTTTGGCAAATCTGAACCGCCGCTGCGGCCATAGGCTTCCAGCCAATAGACCCGTTCAGTGAACGGGCAGGCTTTGCCACCAACCACCCGATAGACTGTTATTTCGCACCACTCAGGAATGCACAGCGTGACCTGGGCATCAGACCAGCCGCCATTTTTGTCTTTCCGCCTGCCGGTAAATTTACGTTCTTTGTTGTCACCAAAAATCGGGGGGTTCATGCCCGCCCATTCACGCGAGCGCGCGGCGGTGATTTGTGTTTCGTTGATGCTGGGCCATATGGTGTCAACCTCTTTTTTCAGCGCGCTATTCCACATCGGCACGATGTTGACCGGCTTTTTTAAAATATCCAGCTTACGTGCGCGGCAATAGCTGACCGCCAGGGCGATTGACCTGGGATTGTCCACTGTCGGAAAACAGACTTCGCACAAGATTTGCCAGGTGCTGTTGTCAATGTTTTGCGGCTGCGGATTGGTCAGGCGCGTTTGCGAGCGGTCTGCTAGTGCGGTGGTGTTCATGCTGCTGATGCCTTTTTAATTGACAGATAGCCGCGACGGTCACGGCGCACGGTCACGCCAAGGCAAGTAACCCTGCCAACGTCTTCGGGTAGTAGTTTTTTCAAATCGCTTGATGCCTGGTCGTTTTCATCGGCTGCGTCTTTGGTGCGCGCCCAATCCACCACATGCCGGATTGCGTCCGGTGCCCAATTCGGCAGCGTGTCCAGCGGATCATCCAAGTTGATGCTGCGCCATTGTTCTGGTGGGGTGAATTTTGGCAGCGGCACTGGCGGCGTCATCGTGTGTACGCACAACGCAAACGCTGCCATCCGTTCAAACAACACTTTGGTGTATTCGGCATCAACAAAGACCGGCAATTCACGCGGTTCAGCGGTGCCGTGCATCACCAGCAGGCTGCAATAGGTTGTCTTTCGACATTCCCGCTGGATGATGGCTTGTGGCGTGTAGCGCGTCACAATGTCATCAAGGTGCTGCCAGCTATTGCAAACCTTCACGTCAATCACCGTGTCATCATGGGCGCGGTAGCAATCCAGCGTGCAGCACAGCCAATCCATGGTGGGGTGTTGCACCACGCGGCCCCGTTCGGTCAGCGCGTGGCCGTGTTTCTTTTCATGCCAATCCAAAATGTATGGTTCCAGGTGCGCGCCCAGCATCGGTGCCCATTCGTTTGATAGGTCACGCGGCGGGTCTTCGCCAATCAGTTCACGCCACAGCGCCAGCAATGCCGCTTCATCGCCAGACATGACGGTTGGCGCGCAGCTTGCTGTGATTTTGAATTCACGCGCTTTGCGCTGTTCTGCCGTTAGCATCGGTCCATTCCGGTAAGCTGTTCAGGTGCGCGTCAACCGTGTTCAGGTCCACTTTCACTGACTTGTAGCTTTGCTTATACGCCTTCACTTTCCCCGCGCTTAGCCAGCGCCACAGCGTGCTGCGGCTGATGCGGGCATAGGCGCAAGTCTCAGCGATGGTTGCCAATCGGCGCGCACCTATTGGTCTTGGCGGTGCGCTAACGGGGGAAGCGCGCCTGCGCTTTTTGCGCATGTTCTGTTTTCCTCCATTGCACGGCGCAGGTTTTCGTTCACGCACAACGGCGCGTGTGAAGGCCTGCCCCGAATTTTTCGTTTGCTTTTAAGCCAGCGGACTATTGCCGTGGTTGCCGCTGTGTCGTCTTCCGTACACGTGCGGTTAACTTTTCACGGAAAGTTTTTTCCGTCAACAAACTTTGCGCTGTGCAAAAACTGGCACCACCATAGTAGTGCCAAGCGTTTCCATTTGTGTCTATTCGTTCCCATGTGTTTCATCGTCTTCAAAAAAAATATCGTCTGCGACGCATGGCGACGCATGGAAACTAGAAGCTGATTTGCAATTTCTTTTCACGTTCCGTTATTTAGACCCCATGCGAACACTTACGACCTTTGACGAAGTGGTGAAGGCGCTGGGCGGTCACAAGGCCATTGCGCAGATTTGTCAGCGGCCAGTGCAGGCCGTTTACAATTGGCAATCGCGCGGACACTTTCCGGCTGTTCTTATCAGGCCAATCACGCATGAACTGACCAAGCTGGGCTGCATCCCGCATGACCGGCTTTTTAGGTTGCAGAAAATCAGTGCCGCGTAACTGTAGAGGGTGGAATGGCGCAGTTATCGCTATTTGCTGGGCGTCGCCAGCGCGGAAAGTCGCCACCGCCTGAACCTGAATTAAATCTGCAATGCGCCGTCGCTGACATCCTGGACAGGTGGGGCACGCGCGGCTGGAAGTTCACGCATCTGCCGATGGGTGAGCGGCGCAACGTCATCACTGGTGCGCGCCTGAAGCGCATGGGCACCAAGCGCGGCTGGCCGGATTTTATTTTGCTATCGCCATATCCATCACGCGCACACTTTCTGGAATTGAAGCGGCTTGGTGCCAAGCTGACTGATGAACAGCAGGAATTTCAATGGTTCTGTGTTGCCAATGAAATCCCCTATGCGATGGCTGACAGCCTGAAAGACGCCATGGCTGCGCTAAAAGATTGGGGCGCGGTGCGCGCGAAGGTGTCGGCGTGAAACGCTACACATATGCAGACAGAGGAAATGGCGGCAGCAAATTTGATTTGCAGCTTGGCGGCGCGCTTATAGATGAAGACCGGCTGGCGCAGCGCCTGCAGTCTAGCAAATTAGAATTGAAGACAGAGCGATTTCTGTGGGAAATCACCGGCAACCTTTGCATTGAATATCGCTGGAATGGAAAGCCAAGCGGCATAGCCGCCACGGACGCTGATTTTTGGGTGCATGAATTGGCGCGCGGTGATGAAACGTTGGCTTATATCATGATCCCGGTGCAGCGCCTGCGGGAAATCTGCCGCCGCAATTGGCGCGCTGGCCATTATCGCGAATGTGTTGGCGACAATGGATTAAGCGGCGTTGTCCTGGTGAAAATTTCCGATCTGCTAACGCAATTCAGAATGCAGGTGTCGGCATGAACGGACAGCACAACGGCATAGACGTGGCAGCATTCATCATTGAGCGTGATGCGGTGCTGCTGAGCGGCGACGTGAACCGGTGCGTGGCGTTTATGCTCAAATTCAATCCAGAACTGTCAGCGCCATCCAGCTACGAAGTGGCTGAAATCAGCATGCACAAAGCAATCACTGCAGCAAAGTCGCTGCCGATGGACTACCGGGTGAAGTCTTATCGCTGGTTGGTTAATCGCGGCTACAGCACCTTTGATGACGGTGACGTGAAAGCGGCGGCAGAACAAACACGATGACGGAGGAAGCGCCATGCACACAGAGTTGGTGAAAATCGCGCGACACGAAGCGGTAGCGCTTTATCAAAAATATAAAACGCATGCGGCCTATAGCCAGCCGATTGATTGGGAAATTCAGCGCACCTATCACCTGCTGAGCAAAGGCAAGGTGATTATCAAAGCGCTGGAAAGCATCAAACAGGCAGGCCTGGACCGCGAATTTTTACCAAAGCTGGCGCTGGCACCGGCCACGGCGGAAAAGTGCCACCTGACCCGCATCAGCACTGGCCGCTGCATCATGTCACCGCGAGCATTTTTGCGTGGCAGGAAGGATGAAATTGACTTGCGGGAAAACACCTTTGTGTTTCCGCGCGAAAGTTTCCCAATGAATACCTGGGGCAACCCAGCCAGGCGCAGCGAGCGCAGCGAGCATGAAGCGCAAGTTCCTATCATTCCAGTTCATCTGCGGCCAAAGCGCGGCCTGCAAAACTATCATGTGTTGTGGGAAGCCGAATGGCACCGCGTTCCGCCGCGTGACCCGTATCTGTTGCGCCGCATCGGCAAAGCGGACCTTTGGCTGGTGGTTGCGCATTGGGATTTAACTGAAGTGGAACGAGCGGCACTAGCCACGCGCGTTTAGGCCGGTGAAGCCCGCAGCCAACAGCACCGCCTGGGCCATCGGGCGGCAGCGCAGAAATGGCTTTCACGTGCGTCGTGTCGTGTGGGGGTTGCTGATGGCGCAGTGCGAGCGGCGCGAAGGCGAGCAGGTGCGTGCGGCCACCATCCTGGTGGAACGAGAATACAGGCGGCGGCGCAATGTTGCGCCAGAATTAATGGACACGCACACATGATGGACCTACCCAGCTATCCGCTAACCGTTGGTCAGTGGTTGGTCATCGGCGCTGTGGTGTTCGCAACGCTGACAGTGTGCTGCCTGGTCGCGTTGGTGACGCGATGAAAACTAAGAAAGCAGAATAAACTGTGACTACCGCGCAGGAAATCTGCAGGCGGCATGGCATTGACTACCTGGCAACAAAGTCGGGCAAGTTCACTGTGGCGTGCCCAAACTGCAGCGGCGCTGGGTACTTAAACTGCAAAGAAGAAAAAGACGGCATTGTGTGGTTCTGTCACCAATGTGATTTCCATGGCGGCGAAAAGTACGACCAGCGCAAGCCGCAAGAGAAACTGAACCGCGATGACCTGGGACCGGTGCGCGCGATTTACGATTATGTGGATGAAGGCGGCAAGCTGCTGTTCCAGGCGCTGCGCTTTGAACCACCAGGCCAACCAAAACAATTCCGCCAGCGCACAGGCCCAGACCAAAAAAACTGGTCCATAAAAGGCGTGCGCATTGTGCCGTATCGGCTGCCGGAACTGGTTGAATGCATTGCCGCTGGCCGCGTCTGCTTTGTTGTGGAAGGCGAAAAGGACTGCAATGCGCTGCATGCGGCTGGCGTGTGCGCCACCACCAACCCAATGGGTGCGGGCAAGTGGCGCGAAGACTTTGCGCCGATATTCAACGGCGCTGATGTTGTTGTCTGCGGCGATAACGATAAGCCTGGCCGTGAACACGCGCTGAAGGTGGCCAGCATGCTGAAGGGTGTGGCCGCGCGTGTGCGTATGCTGGACCTGGCACAATTTTGGTCTGACATACAGCCCAGCCAGGACATCAGCGATTGGCTGGAAAGCGGTCATGACGTTGAACGGCTGTGGCACATTGTTGAGGATTTGCCGGATTGGACACCGCCAACCAACGGCGCTGGCGCAACCGAAAGCCGTGGCGATGAACTGCGCGTGCTATCGCGCGCTGAATTCCTGGACGGCTTCAAGCCACCTGACTACCTGGTGCAAGGCATCCTGCAGCGTCACTTCATCTATTCACTGACCGGACAGACCGGCCACGCCAAAACCGCCGTGGCGCTGCTGCTGGCGCAGTTGGTCGGCTGCACTGACCCGTTCGCTTCGCTGGGCACCAGACATGTGGTGAAAAAGGGTAGGGTAATTTATTTTGCTGGTGAAAATTCTGATGACGTGCGCATGCGTGTGATTGGGGCGAGCGCTTACAGGTCAGATGATCCTGAGCGTGACAATATTTGGTTTATTGACGGCAGGTTTAGCATCCAGGGCATGATGCATCGCATTGCCGAAAACTGCCGGTCACATGGTGAAGCCAGTCTGATTATCGTGGACACCAGCGCCGCTTATTTTTTGTTTGATGATGAACAATCCAACACGCAGATGGGCAACTATGCGCGGCTGTTGCGCGAATTGACCAAACTGCCTGGTAGGCCATGCGTGCTGGTGCTGTGTCATCCAGTGAAGCACGTGGACGATGCTGAAAAGCTGCTGCCACGCGGTGGTGGTGCGTATCTAGCCGAAGTGGACGGCAACCTGACGCTGTGGAAGAAAACGGACGACACGGTTGAACTGTCCTACAACAAAATGCGTGGCCCTGGATTTCAGCCGATGATGTTTCGGTTGGACACAATCAAAACCCCGAAGCTGACAGACAGTGACGGCATGGAATTACCAACCGTCATGGCTGTGGCGCTGACTGACCAGGAAGCCGAAAAGCTGGAAAAGAAAAGCTTAAGCGATGAAGACCGTGTGCTGGCAGCGCTGCTGGCAACACCCCTGGCATCGTTTGCTGCGTTGGCCCAGGCGTGCAATTTCCTGCGTGAAGGTCAGCCCTATAAGCAAAAGGTGGACCGCATCCTGCAAAAGCTGGCGAAGCCTGGGAACGGACCAGCGCTGACCAAAAAGATGCGCAACCGTTTTATTCTGACGGAGGAAGGCAAGACCGTCGCGCGTGAAGCTGCGCTGGCTGCGGAACGTGAAGCGGAAATGCGAAACCGCTGAATTTATCAGCCATTAACGATTTTTACTTCGATAGTCAGCCAATCTTTGTTGTCGGACCTGTAGGCCTCCGCTTCTTCCTTTGTTGGGAACATGGCAAGCGGCTCTCCATATCTAATTTTAGGGCGACCCATTTTTTTCTTTCTGGTGTCGAAAGTTATTTCGTCCTTTGGCTCTATGCTGATTATATTTGTGTCGGCTCCGTAAAATTCAGCAGCCTTTTCCGTCCAAGTCACTGCCCACGCGGTGCTGATTTGTTTCATGGTGCTTCCTGTTATGCGGCGGTCACTGACGCGAGGCGACATCGTACACAATTTTTTTTGGAACTTTCGTCACAAATTCTGTGACGGCAATTTTGCCAATTTCGGTCAATCGTCACGTCTTTCGTCACGGCGTCACAGATCGTCACAAAATTAGTGGTTGTTCAATAAAAACGGGCGTTTCTAGTGTGACGGTTGCCGCAACACACAGACGATAGGCGAGTGTGATTGCGGTCGTAACGTCACACTTTACTTTCTATATAGGGACCGAATTTTTTGTGACGGAAGTTCCGGTGACGTTTGCGTTTCGGTATTTTTCATGCAACTGATCGCTTTGTCGGTTGATTGGTCAATGTTTCACGTGGAACGAATGGCTTTTTGGTCAGTGGCACAAACGCAACCGTTCTCAGAAAGCAAAGCCAAGCGTTTTTTGGAAAGCCAGGAATTCGTTTGCTATCTGCCACGTGTTCAGCAAACGCAGTATGTGCGGCAAGTGAAGCGTGAGCGCGTAGCAGCGCTGTTTCCCCGATACGTTTTTGTGCGGATTGACCGCATCTGGCATCCGATAAACGGAACGCCAGGCGTTTCGTCGTTGCTCTTGGACGCAGGCCTTAAGCCGATTTTGGTCAATGATCGCGTGATTTTGGATTTACAGTCACGCGAGAATTCAGAGGGTCTGATTGTCTTGCCGAAAAAAGAGAAATTCAAAAAAGGTCAGCACGTCAAAGTTATTTCAGGACAATTTGCAGGGCAGTTAGCGCTTTACGATGGAATGACATCACGTGCGCGTGAACGTGTGCTGCTGCAATTGCTCGGTCAGTACGTCCCTGTTGAACTAAACATAGGCAGCCAGATTGAAGCAGCTTCACTGAACTGAAGCGCTTAAGGCGTTGCCGTTTGTGTGTGTGCATGTAGTGCGCAAGGGGTTTTCCTCCCCGTCTTGCCATCCTACATAGCGGCAGCTTTACCACTACACCTTCACCACACCCACCCACATGGGACAGTTCGGGCATCTCTACAACACACAGCGTTGGCGTGTGCGCAGACTTCAACAACTGCGTGCCCACCCTCTATGTGCAATATGCATGCAGCATGGTGTGGTGACAGCAGCAACAGTGGCTGACCATATTCGTCCACATAAAGGCGAATTAAATTCGTTTTACTTTGGTCCACTACAGTCACTATGTGCGCAGTGTCACAACAAAGATAAGAAACTTATTGAGACACACGGGCATGCACACGGTGTTGGTATAGACGGCTGGCCTCTCGAAAAAAAAATTTAATAAATAAAATATCGGCGGGGGGAGCGAAAAAGATAGGAATAAAAGTTTTTGCAGACA